GCGTTTTTACCTGCTCCCATTACATATCCGATGACTCTGAACGATATTTCTGCCTTGTATCCTCGTTCGTCCTCTCCAAGGGAGGAGCCGTTGTTTTCGATTGAATAATCGGATTCAACGAAGACTTCGAATCTGTGTCCGTCTTTTTGAGCGACGAAGTAGTTTATACCACCTGGAGCCGTCATAAACGGGGTTAATATCTCATTCATTTGTTGCTGATACTCTGTCTTGACTGTTAATTTGTAAGTCGCTTCGAGATAAACTGGGATAGGCATTGTGAGAGTTTCATATACAACTTTATTGTTTTCTTTTCTCGGAAATGTTTCTTGCCCATTTCCGACATTGAGAACAACTCTTTTTGAGTCGGCGTTGGCGAAGTTGGCAGTTTTGTCTTGTTTTATTACTCTGCCAACGGTTATGGAACCGCCTTGAACATCGTTGATGTTTGAGATGGGAGCATATACTGAACCTCTCTTTGAGATGTCTTTTACTATGGATACTCTTTCTACTGTCATTAGTGGATAGATGAGCACTCCATTGTTGTCTCTCAATTCCCTGTCGTGCTTTATCTGATATGCTCTTTCAGCACCTGCCCAGTAGAATGGAACCTTCTTCCATCCTTTGTTAGTGGTACAAGAGATGTCTAGTGCGTCGTCAACATAGTCAAAGAGCGCCCTGTCGATAGTCTCGATGGTTGAGGGTTGGAACGGCACTTCTCCCAGTTTTACATCAGTTGGCATCGAATAGTCCCTCTCTAGATAGTGTACACATTGCTGTTATTTCGAACTTGTGATCTATTTGTCCGAATAGTTCTCTTGGTTGAGAGAGCGTTGATATCTCATAATGCAGCCCACCGTAGAGAACAAAGTCTCCTTCACGGACAAACAAGTCCTGATCTTCGGTTAGTCTGCGTTTGTGGAAGTTGACGGTTATCTTGCTTGATTTATCAAGTCCACTTGCGTCGTCTGCTTTTGTCTGAATGTTTTCAAAGTTTACGAGAGCGTAGACACGGACTGGTGGAAGAAATGATTTCTCTATTGCTTCTCCGTAGATGTCGCTGTACTGCGTTATGTTTCTGTCTATTGGATAGTAGACTACTTGTTGTCCGACAACTCTTTCTATGAGTTCGTCGTTAACTTGCTTTACTAAATTTCTTTCCTTCTCTCCGACAAACAATGGCGGAGGTGGGGCTGCGGGTTGGCTCCATTTATTATCATCTGACATTATTTATCCCCTATCCAACGAAGACACCTGGTGGAACTCTCTTAGTTACAGACTCTACTGCGTCTGCTATAGATGCGTCACTCTCTGCAAGCACTTGATAAGTCAATTGATCTAATACTTCTTTCAGTTCGTCTCTTAGTTTAGTTTGTGTTTCTCTACCCTCGGAGATAAGTGCGCCTCCATTGAGCGTTACCGATTCGCCTGGAATTGGTATAGTGGCGAACTTGGAGCGTGTTTGCCCAAGCGTCTCTTTACACAGGGCGAGAGCAAAGCGTCGTATCCACTGCTTACCGATGGAGTTTACATTTGCATACGGGATGTTGGCGAACGGTAATGTGTTCATGTTGTTGATTCCGTCAACGCCAGAGGCTGCTCCTGCCTCCGTATTTGTTTCATCCCAAGCATCGCTTTGGATGCGGAAGTCAAACCAGTAATGAGATGGAGTGACTGAACCTGGCGTCACTGGTGATGGAAATATCTTCAATTTATTGTGTTTTAATTCAAACGAGTAGTGAGAGTTTCTTGTGTAGATTGAATCTTCGAACGCCATTGCCTGTGCTTTATTCTGCCAAACTGGTATAAGTTGGAAAGTTGAGTCGTCAGCGTACTGTCCGTAGTTAGAAAGATTTCCGACGGTGTTGAGTCCGCCGTAATATCCAAAGAAGCGCCACATGGCTTGTGGCGTCTTGTAGTACACCTTCTCGATAACTATCTTGCTGCCATTTATAAGCCCAGTGTAAGGGACTGGATCTCCTGTTGCTGGATCGCTATTGGTGTCTGAAGATGATGAGAGAATTGAGTATAAGTCGTACTCCTGTTGATTCGACACTCCTGCGAATGATGCCGAATATACGACATAATTAGCGCCTATGCCCGCTTGTCCGCCAAAGCCTTCTGTTAGTTTCTGGATGTGGGCAAAAGTTGTCTTGGGATATTTTAGGGCTACATCTGTATCGCCTGTCTTTACTTCGCCATCGTGATCGAATGTACCTGTCGTCATTCCCAACACATCTGATAGGATGTTCTTTGACTGGTGCATATTGACAATGTAAGAGTATTCTAATACCGCCTCTTCGTAGGCGGCATAGACACTGCCTGTCGTCAACTCAATATCCAAGATGTCGCCACCGAGCTTTTGATAGGTGTATGCTACTTGATCCGATGCTCCCGACAAGAAGTCGGATGAACCTGTGTAGACACCAATGGGACAGTTTGATGCGACTAATGCCGCGCTACCCGTTGAAGGGAGCGTTATTGCGCTAGTCGTTGATACTGGTGTGAGTGTTGGTATTGCCATGTTCTATATATCTCCTCTCCATAAATAGTCTACAATAATGACTAACGCAAATAAAAAAAACGCCCCCGACTCAGTGAAGAGAAGGGGGCGAGTTTAATGTTACGAGTTATCTCTTAGAGATCACGAACGATAACGAGTCCATACATATCTGGACGAACCATCTTCTTACCGTAACGAGTCATCACGCCCTTGCGAGGCACGAAGTCTTCGGTTCCAAAGATAGTTGGAGTCACCTGGAGTGGGACATATGGGGAGTATACATATCCACTTTCGAGGAATGAACCACCCTTGCGTCCAACAAGGATAACGTTACGAGGGAAGTAAGGATCTACGTATACATCCCACTTCTTGCTGAGAGAACCAGTCTTAACTGCTCCGACAGTACCGCGATCAGCATCACCAGTGATGTCTGCACGGAAACCAGCGGTAAACTCAAGAACGTTGGCAACTTCTGGACCACATACGAGGAAGTTTGCACCACCTCTTAGAGTCTTACGATGGATTGCCGCAGAAACGTCGTTTACAGTTTCAACAAGAGTCTCATACCACTCAGAAACAGTACCAGTGAAGTCAGGAGTGGCAGTTGTGGAGCCAATCTCTGCGCCAGTGCTACGGTTTACAAAGCGTCCAGCAGCACGACTCCAGTACAATGTACTAGCAGTTGCGCCCTTGATGAGGTCTTCAAGAATCTCACGATCAATCTCAAGAGCGATTTGCTCAGAAAGAATTGAAGTAAGCTCAACCTCTGCATCCAAGTTGTGGTATGCGTTAAGGTCTTGACCTAACTCAGGAGTCCACTTAGCTTTCAACTTCTTGGTGATTGCAGTGATGCTCACTGAGTCAACCTTGATGTCGATTTCTGGGATTGCTGTTTGGTTCTCAAGTCCCCAAGTAGGATCACCTACGACAGCGCCTGTAGCTCCGCCAGCGATGAAATCATCAACAATTGGGAATGCCAATGATTGACTTGCGCCAACAGAAGCACTCAACTCAGCGATAGAAGCATCAGATGCCCATACCATGTGCAAGTCGCTTCCTACGATACTAGTAAGTCTGCGAACACTTCCAGATGAAGCAGCAGTATTATCAGTGATAGCTACTAAGTCATTAAGGTTACATTGAGCCGTCTCCAGTGCAGCAAGAGGTGTACTAGCGATATAGATGTTGGTTGTTCCGACGGTGAAGTCAGGATCAAAGCGAACACGCTTGTCTAGTGCTGCAATAGCTGCTGCTGTGGTTAAACCACCAGACTCTGTTCCAAAAGTACCAGATGCTACTACAGTAAATACTGCGGTTACTGAACTTGTTGGTGAAGAGTAGCCGTTGTTAAGAGCGTAGAAACTGTCTTCCGCATTATCGCCAGAAAGTGAAACACCACCTGTCAATTGCTGTCCGACAACTCCGCCACCGTACAATGATTCATTTATCTCTGAACCTAACTTTCCGTCAGTAAACGTAAAGTCAAGGAAGAAAATGAGTCCAGATGGAAGGCTCATTGGTTGAACGCTTACTAAGTCGTTAGCGATAAGTCCACCGAATACACGACGAACGATTGGGAATGCCACGGCTGCGAAGCCTTCAACATCACCACCCGCCATAGAGGAAGCCTCGCGAAGAAGCTCCTTAGCTTGGTTTTCAAGTAGGCGTGCCATAGAGTTACGCTTGCGGTCATTATCAATGCCCTCAAGAAGCCCTGTGCGCTCCCACTTGGTTAGAAGGGCTGCGCCCTCTTTTGAGAGATCGCGATCTACGATACCCTCGGTTAATTTATTAAGAATTGACATCTTAGTTATCTCCTTTAATGCCTGCTAATGCTCTCATCCTATTATATTGCGGATTCTGAGCATTTGGTTGTTTAGTTTTCCTCGAAGAATTACGAGGGAGTGTTGGAGAAGATCTGTCAACTGCTTCGCTTAGTGATTGCGGGGCACGCTTTGTGCCTCCCACTGCGCTTTGAAGTGTATCATAGATTACCTTCGCCTCTTCTACAGAACCAGCAGTTGAAATAGACTCGACAATTCTTGTTCGTTGTCGCTCATTCAAGGAGTTGCTTTTCAAGACACGGTTTGTGTAAAGTAGTCGAGCGTTGGATAGATTGACATCTTCCATTCGCTCATTAATTGTGGTAAGTGTTGTTTGAAGTTTCTTGTTTGAAGCGGTGAGTTTCTTAACCTGCTCCAAATACATATCTGCTTCTTCTTTTGCCTTCTGAAGTGCTTCGTGCTCTTCAGCAAGTTCATCGTCTTTTAGGTTGGCGAGTGTTGCCTCTTGTCCTTCCAAGTCTGCCGATGTTGGGGTTGTCCTTCCGCCCATTCCTTGCCCTGGCATTCCGACATCAACTCTGAGTTCTTCTGCGATGGCGTTGAGTAGAGTTTCGTCAAGTTCGATTTCTTCGTCTGCCTCGGCAAGCTCTGCAACA